AAAGTACCACTAATACCTGCTCCAGGTTCGATACAAAATTTACAAGTAAACTCTAATATCGTAACATCACCAGGTGTTTGGCCTATATATCCACCAATTAAACCTGCTAGTAAACAAATTATAATGGTTAATATGTTTGTATTAGCAGCAATTGTACACTTGTTTTCAATTAGTGGAATTATACAAACAACATCATTATACCCATCAGCACCATCACCAATACCATCACCTGGTGTTATAGTGTGGAGTGGGTATATAGTACCACCATCTATTCCTATTCCAAATATAAACTTTCCATCTCAAGATGGAAGTGAACCACCTGTAATTGAACAATCGGATAGTGATGTTGTTTCTGAATTGAATCAATTATCAAATACACAAACTGAATATGTAGAAGATGATAGTGTAACCGATTTACTCAGTGGAGATACCTCATTACAAAATGTAGTAAAAGCATCACTACCAGATGATGAACTTTATGCATTTAATGTAGACCAGTACATCAATGACTTTAGAAGACAACTAATAGCAGAAGATGTACATTGTGATTAAAAACGAAAAAACCTAAAACAAATATTTATATAGAAAGGAAAACATTTTATACGATGGATACTGATAAATTAGTTAAAGCAATACAAATTATAGTTAAGGAAGAAATCAAAACGATTATTCCTAAACTGGTTAAGGAAGGTGTAAAGAAAGAAATGGCAAAGTTGTTAAAAGAAAACAAACAACTTAAACAAGCAATTTCAACACCAAAACAACCAACATTTATGGAAGAGGAAGTTTCAGAACAACCAATTCATACAAATAAAAAGTTAAGCAACAATCCTGTATTGAATGAAGTGTTACAACAAACAAAACCATTTAGTACTTCAGAAGCACAAACATATGCTGGTGCACCAACTGAAGTATCATCTGGTACAATGAAGTTTGACACATCATCAACACACACATTAGGTGCTCAAAGTATAGCACAAAAAATGGGATATGGGGATATGCAACCAGGAGGACCTAAAAAGCAAGGTTTAGGAGTTACAACTGGATTAGCAGGTTTGGATAGAGTTTTGAATAGAGATAATTCAGAACTTATTAAAGCAATGGAAAAAAAGAAAGGTCCATGGAGACCAGGAATGTAATATATCATGGCAATAGAGTTAGGTTCAAAAATAGTAAAAGATACCAAAGAGTATAGTAATTATGCTATTGGTATATCATTACCAATACAAATTGGTAATACTGCTTTTCAACAAACCTTTACAACATTTGAGCAAGTTAAATCTAATATAAAAAATTTACTTCTTACTAAACGAGGTGAACGAATTATGCAACCTCAATTTGGAAGTGGACTGCAAGAATTATTATTTGAACAAAATGTAGATGACTTAGAAGAAAAGATACAATCAACAATAGAAGATAGTATTTCTCAATGGTTACCATTTGTTAATATAGATGAAATAGACATTGAACAAACGGATGAACTTAAAGATAGTAATAAAGTAAATGTTTCAATAAAATTTAGAGTAGGAAACTCAATAGATTTGAATGAAGTAACATTCACTACACAAGGGTAATAATTATGGCAATAACAAAATCAACAAAAAACTTTAAGAATAGGGGTAAAGATATTAAGTATCTTAATAAAGATTTTGCTCAATTTAGAGGAAATCTAATTGAGTTTGCTAAAACTTATTTCCCAACTACCTATTCTGACTTTAATGAATCATCACCAGGTATGATGTTCATAGAAATGGCATCTTATATTGGTGACTCACTATCTTACTACATTGATGATACACTGAAAGAATCATTAATGGTTCACGCAGAAGATATTGAAAATGTAATATCACTTTCACAATATCTAGGATACAAACCAAAAGTAACATCTCCTTCGGTAACAACTCTTTCTGTTTATCAATTAGTTCCATCTATTGGAACTGGTGTGGATAACACAGTGGATTCAAATTATTTACTAAAAATAAAAGAAGGAATGCAGGTTAGAGATGAAAATGAAAATAATTTTATAACACAAGATGTTGTGGATTTTTCAGACCCATCGGATAGAGAAGTAACAATTTATTCTACTGACAATACGACTGGTGAAGTTTCTTTTTATTTAGTTAAAAAATATGTTGAAGCAATTTCCGCAGAAGTAAGAACAGCAGAATTTTCGTTTGGTGGATATTCTCCATTTAGAACAATAGAAATTTCTGATACAAATGTAATTGACATATATGATGTTAGAGATTCTAATGGAAATAAATGGTATGAAGTTCCTTACCTTGGACAAGAAATGATATTTACCGATTATCCAAATACAGAAAACAATGACCCTGACTTATATCAATTCAAAACAACTGTACCTTATGTCTTAACTACATTGAAGACACCAAAACGATTTGTTAAAAAAATAAATGGTGATAGTACAACAACAATTCAGTTTGGTAGTGGTGACCCATCAGCAAGTGATGAAACATTAATACCAACCTTAAAAAATGTTGGATTGGGATTACCCAATTCTATTTCTAAATTAGAAGCATCATTTGATTCAACCAACTTCTTAAAAACTAAAACATATGGAACATCACCATCTAATACAACTATTACCGTAAAGTATTTAGTTGGAGGGGGTGTAGAGTCAAATGTTAAAAAAGGAGTACTAACAAACATTTCTTCGGTTGAGTTTGAAGAAGATACTCAATTATTTAGTCCTGTTGAATTGTCAATTTATAATAGTGCAAAAACTTCTATCGCAGTTGATAATGAAATTCCTGGTAGTGGTGGTAGAGACGGAGAAACGGTTGAAGAAATAAGACAAAACGCATTAGCAAACTTTGGTTCACAAAATAGAGCAGTAACTGCTAAAGATTATCAAATTAGAACATTATCTATGCCGGTCAAGTATGGTTCGATTACAAAAGCATATGCAACATCTGATGGTAGTTTAGATAATAATTCACCATCATCAATTCTTGCATCACCAAACGCATTAAATGAATTTACCGATTTAGTACAATCATTTGTAGACAAACCAGATGAAGAAGAACCAAACAGAGAAAGTATACAAGAAGAAATTAGACAATTTTTAATTGGTAAGACATCAAACGATAATGAAAAAAATAATCCATTTGCTATTAACTTATATTTACTAGGATATGATGATTCAAAAAGACTTACCTCTCTTAATAGAGCAGTTAAAGAAAATCTTAAAACATATTTGAATGAATATAAAATCCTAACCGATGGAATAAACATTTTAGATGGGTTCGTTATAAACGTAGGAGTTGAGTTTGAAATTATTACTTACAAAGACTACAATAAAAGTGAGGTATTATCTGATTGTATTTCTGAATTAAAAAATTACTTTCAAATAGATGATTGGACTTTTAATAATACTATTAATATTTCTGAACTAGAACTTGTAGTAGCAAATGTAGAGGGAGTTAGTTCAGTACCAAAATTAAAGATTGTAAATAAGTGTGGTGGTAGATACGCACCAAATTCATACAACATAGAATCGGCAACTAAAGATAAGATTGTATATCCATCTTTAGACCCATCAGTTTTTGAAGTTAAATTTCCAGATGTGGATATAAAAGGGAGGGCAAGATAATGGCATACTATTTTTTAACAGCATCAAAAGATGCATCGGTGTACTTACAACAACCCAACCAAAATTGTGGTTTAGATGAGGTATTAGAGGTTAGTAAGGTTTACTATGGTAATGTTAAGGATGTGTCGAGAACACTCCTTAAATTCGATATAGAACCATTATCTGAGAGTATCTCTAATGGAGCAGTATCAATGTCAGACGCAACCCTTATATTAAAGGAAACTGAATCAGAAGAACTACCATTAGAATTTACATTACAAGCATATCCAATTTCACAAAGTTGGGAAATGGGTAATGGTACTCGGTTTGATGATATTACAACATCTGGTGTAACTTGGAACAATAGAGAGGGTGACTCAACACTAAGATGGTTACCTAACAATTCATTTGAATCTAATTCAACTGGTTCTTACGAAGGAAAGGGTGGAACATTTTATTCTAATGTATATTCAACTCAATTATTCGAATACAAAACGAATGATGTACACATGGATATAAAAGATATAATGGATGATTGGATTAGTGGTTCTATTCCAAACGATGGAATAATATTGAAGTTTCCGTTTGATAAAGAAACTGACACAAATGATTACGGTATATTAAGATTATTCAGTAAAGAAACAAATACAATTCACCAACCAAAGATAAGAGTAGGTTGGGATGATGCAAGTTTCTCAACAGGTTCTTTGTCTGTATTAGATACCGAAGAACTAAAAGTAGGAATTAAAAATTTTAAGAAAGAATACAAGGTAAACACAACCCCTAAAATAAGAGTAGTTGGTAGAGAATTATATCCAATAAAAACATTTAGTTCAACAGCACAATACACATTAAGTAATGTACTACCAGAAACAACATACTACCAAATTTCAGATTATCATAGTGATGATGTTATAGTTCCATTTAGTGATTACACTAAAATTAGTTGTGACTCCAATGGGAACTATTTTAATTTGAACCTTAGTAATTGGGAGGTAGATAGAGTATACAAAATTATGTTTAAGGTCGTTGTTAGTGGTGTATCGCACTATTTTGATGATGACTACACCTTTATGATAGTAAGTTAATATGAAAAACACTGGTCTAAAAAATGAAGCCCTTGTAGGTGATATTTTGAAGAGTGGTTCTCTGGTGATTACCGAGAAAAACTCTGCTGGAGTGCGTCTGTTCAAAGAATCAGATATGAGTGACGGTGTTATTAGTGGAAAACTGACAAGACCAAACTACGACATATCAGAATTAAAAAAATCAATTGATACAAGTATATTTGAATTAATACCGAATACACCAGTACAAGGACCAGACACAGTACTACGTTCAGTTTATAATGTAGTAACTCAATCGGTTCAAGATTTAACAGCAGAAGTTCAAAAATTAAATGTAGAGGTCAATGATTTGTCTGCTAAAGTATCAGAATTAGAAATAGTTAGTGAATCTTTGAAAATAGAAGCAGATAATGAAAAATTAAAAGCAAATGTTGCAGATGAACAAGCAACTATTGCTAATGCTCAAGTTGCAACAACAACAATTGATTTACAAAACGCAGTACAAAACTCAATCAATGAAGCAATCGAAAGAGTTTCGTTAACTGCTAGAATTGAAGCATTACAAGAATCGTTCAGAGTACAAAAAGAATTAACTGAAGAAAGGGAAAAACAAAACGCTGCACAAAACGCATTAGAAGGATTAAATGGATTCTTTCAACAAACTGAAAATAGTGGTTGGAAGATATCAGCAAATGATGTAAAAGATGAAGGTAGAAAGGGTATTTATTTTAATGTTGAAAACGATGATGACTTTGAGTGGAAAAATGGTGAAAAGGGTGTTGCGTTCTTTAACTTCTCAACCGAAGAACAAACTTTTACAATATCGGAAGGTATAGATTGGATTGAATTTCCATCTTCTTTCAAAGTACCAGCAAGGACTGAACAAAGTGCAGGTATAACAACTGTAACTTATAAAGTAAGTGCTGTTGGTAAAACAAAACCAAGAAAGAAAGTAATGGAAGGTACTGTTACAATTAACACATCATCTGGTGATAAGTTAACACTTAAAGCATATTATAGAAAAGAAGTTAGAAGAAAAGACAAGTGGGGTAGTAAAGGTGTAGCTAAAGCATTTGTAGGTGAAGATAAAACTGGTGGATAATGGCAATTAAAACATTTAAGGAAATAATAGATAATAAAGGATATCGTATCAACTCGAAAGATAGAGACATCTTTCAGAAGGGAAACTTACAATCATTTTTTGGGTTTTCTGATTCTGACATGATAGAGTTTATATTATATGATGTAAATGATAATCAACTACCACAAGGAAATGATGGTAAGTTGGTAAGATATATAAAACTATCATCCGATAATATTAGAGATTATATTTTAATACCCGAAGGAACTCTATTTCAAGCATTAGAGTTTCCAAAAGAGTATTTTATTGATATTGAAAGACTTATAAAAGAATCTGGATACAATAATGGTATTTTCAAAACTCAAATAACTTTGTTAAATAAAAGAGTTGGTTATGATAGTCAATCTGAAAAACTTTGGATTAAAGAAATATCACCATCAAGACTTGAGGTAAAGTTATTACCAATTCAAAATAAAGCATCAAAACAAACAGACTTATTAGAACGATTTAATATATTTGTAAATGGGAGAGGTTTTAGAGATGATGTTGTCTCAACGATAGGTAGATTCATCGAAAGTATAAAACCCTCAGAAATAGACCTATTTATTAAAAATACATATAGTGAAAAGTGGTATAACAAGATGACAGCAGAATTTGGAATATCTGAATTCGATAGGTTAATGTCACAACTTTATAGTAAATTTTCTGAAGCGATGAAAAATGAATTTTCAAATAGAGTCTCTTCTATAAATGATGTTAACTTTGGAAAACCAAAACAAACACCTGCATCTACTGGATATAACAAACAAGATGTATTCAAAATAGCACAAAAAATATTAATAGAGTGTATTGAAAGATATTTACCTACACGAACAATACAAACTCAAACAGAGGTAGACAATGTGTTTGATGAAAGTTTTGACAAAGTTGGTAGTGTAATAAGTAATAGAA